CGCCGGGTATCCGACGACGGCGCACCAGCTCCGCCACCGCGCTGCCACGGCCGCGTTGGCGGTGCCGGGCGCCGACCTGCTGGCGGTGCGCGACATGCTCGGTCACTCGTCGGTGTCGACCACGCAGTTGTACACCGCGGTGGTCCCGGGGCGGGCGGCCGCGACGTCGCGGGCGGTGCGGATGCCGGTTTCGGGACCGGATTCGCGCGCCGCGTGAGCTTTTCAGCGGTTCATACGTGCGCGACCCCGCTGACCTGGGGTGGTGCAGATTCACACACATCTGTCGCGGGACGCGACGAACGAACGGAGACAGTTATGAGACGGTTCTTGATGCAAGCGGTCGCAGTTGTGATGGTGCTCGGCATCATCGGCGCGACGTTGGTGGCCACGGTCGCCGCGTCCGTCGGCGCGCTCGAGGTCTACGGCCTGCTCACCTGACGTGAGCCGACCCCGGCAGGCGGCGAGACGCACCGGGGTCGGGATCATCGCCGGTGGAAGGGCGACTGTGGCCGAACGCTACTCGGGGGGTGTGACGTCGTCGCCGGTTCCGGTTTTGGGTTCTCGTTCGCGGCGTCCGAACATGCCGAGCATGTGCCGGGTGAGGCGTAGGTAGGCGATCGTTGCCAGGCAGGCGCCGACGACGAACGCGCCGGCGACGGTCAGGGCCGACCAGTCGGTCGCCCCGACCACGGCGGTTAGCCCTTGCCGGCCATGTCGTCGAACACGACCGGATCGGTCGGGATGGGTTCGCCGAACCGGGCGATGTACGCGGCGAGGTCGGCGCCGGCGAGCCCGGTGAGGCGGCCGTCGCCGTAGACCAGGGCGACTTGACCGTTACCGGTGTTGGAGATGATGAACGTGGCGGCCATGTCGTCGTCCTCTGGGGTCGGTGTCGGGGTGGGCGGGGTAGGGGTCGGGACGGTCGCCGCGCGTCGGGTTGCTTCGTCGCGCATGTCGTCGAGGTTCCAGGTGCCTGACGTGTTGATCGACCCCGGCCACCAGGGGCCGGCGGCGGCGTCGGATGTCGCCGGGTCGATCTTGCGGTAACCGCCACCCGAGTCGAATGTGTAGTGGGCGTGACCGATGATGTCGGCGGGCAGGTTGCCGAACATGGCCGACAGGGCGTTCGACGCCGTGAAGTAGGCGTCGAGCTGCACGGTGGGCCAGGCTTCGCCGACCCCGTCGTTTTGGGCTTCGACCGACCAGATCCGGGTGTTTCCCTGGTCTGCGGGGACGGTGCCCCGCGAGAACGTCGACGGGCCACCCTTGCCGGCGGTGTTCGCCGCGCCGGCAGCGACCGGCCAGACGGTCCCGGTCCGGTCAAGGAGCATGTTGCCGACCGGGGCGTCGGGGCAGCCGTCGATCATCCACGACAGATCCGACGCCGGGGTGGTCGAGCTGGCGGTGTGGTGCCACATGACGGCGAGCGGGGTCGACGGGAACCCGCCCGAGCTCCGGGCCCTGGTCTGCCACCCGGCGGTCGTCGCCGATTCGGCGACGGCGACCCCGGCGGCGCGCAACACGTCTAACAGTTGCGGGTAGTAGAGCCCGGTCATCAGGTCAGTTCGGCGCGGATCGTCGCCAGGTCGTCGCGTACCCGGCGGATGCGGGCGGCCAGCTCGGCGTGGTCGAACGGTTCGTCGTCGGCGCGTAACCGGACGGCGACGTACGCGAGACGGTGGTCGACGTTGACCAGCCGGGCGGCGACCGGGTCGGTGGCGTCGTAGGCGTCGTCGGGGTCGTCGAGGTCGGTCACCGCTGCCACCGGCGGCGCAGGTCGAACGCGTTGGCCACCGCGGCACCGGCGAACATGACGACGGTGAGCGCGACGTCGACGACGACCCCGGCGACGGGTTGGCGGTTCACCCGGCGACCTTGAACATGGCGATGTACGCGGCGAAGAACGCGCTGCCGGCGGACGCGTTGTACACGTCGCACTTGAACACGGTGCCACCGGCGACGGGCAGGGTGAACGACACTGTTGCCGACGATTTGCCGGACGGGATGAACGACGCCAGGGCCCGACCGAAGATGTTGATTCGACAGTCAGCGAACGCGCCGGCGGGCATCGTCGGTCCGTTGACGGTCAGCGAAATCGACCAGATCCCACCGGCGGCGGCAGGGATCGTGATGTTCGGCAGACCGCCGTAGGTGGGGTCGGTCATGTTGTCGAACCGCAGGTCGCCGAGCGTGCCGGCCGGGATGCTGGTACCGGTCGATTGGCCGTCAGTACCGGTGCGGACCAGGGCAGCCGACACCGTTTTGAGTTGGGTGACGGTGTCGTTGACCGCGCCGTTGACGGCGTTGTGGTCGGCGGCGTGGGTCGTTTGTTGGGGGGTGCTGTCGGTGCGGTTGACCGGCAGTATTCCGGGTGGCCATGCCATGGTCGGATGCTCCTTAGCTGGTGGGCGTGGTCGTCGTCATCGACAGGACCGCTTGTACCCGGTCGGGGGTTATCACTTCGACGAGCCCGACGACGATCGACCCGAGGGTGAACGGCACAGGGTGGCGGCGGGTGACGGTGACGTACTCGCCGGTGTCGAGGTCGGCGAGCACCTCGAGCCATCCGGCGTCGACGTAGGTGTCGACGGCGACCGGTTCGACATGGGTGACGGTCCGGCTGTAGCGGGCGCGGACACGTTCGACGAGGTCTTGCCCGGCGGCGGCGGTGGCGAACGCCAGACCGGTCGCCGGGAACCCGAGCGAGTTGTCGCGCGGTCCGTAGATCGCCACCGATGCCGGGTCGATTGCTTGCACGGTGATTGGCATGGTTGGTTACCTTTCGTCCGCGGCGGTGTTGACGATGCTGCCGCCGTAGTTGACGTGTCCCGTCGCCGGGTCGCCCGGCGGACCGGTCGGACCGGTCGGGCCGGCCGGACCGGTGGCACCGGTGGCACCCACCGCGCCGGGCGTACCGGCAGCCCCGGTGTCACCCTTCGGACCCTGCGCGCCCACCGGACCGGTCGGACCGGTGGCACCGGTGGCACCGGTGGCACCCTTCGGACCCTGCGCGCCCACCGCGCCGGGCGTACCGGCAGCCCCGGTGTCACCCTTCGGACCCTGCGCGCCCACCGGACCGGTCGGACCGGTGGCACCGGTGGCACCGGTGGCACCCTTCGGACCCTGCGCGCCCACCGCGCCGGGTGTTCCGGCAGCCCCGGTGTCACCCTTCGGACCCTGAGGGCCGACCGGACCGGGTGTTCCGGTGGGGCCGGCGGGTCCGGGCGGGCCCGCGACACCGCCGCTGCCTTCGGTGTTGGTCGCGGTGACCACGTTCAATAGTTGAGACTCGTCGGCGGTGAACACGATCAGGGTCGCGACCAGGGCGTCGGGGTCGTCATCGTCACAGTCGACGATCTTGACGGTCGGCGGTTCGATCTGGGGGAGCGGCCAGGTTCGCAGGCGGAGCTGCCCGCGCCGGTCGGTGTCGAACGTCCACCCTGCCGACAGGGCGGTCCGGTCAAGTTCGGCGCGGGCGGTGACATCACCCGCGGACGGGTCGGCGTGCAGATCGGTGTCGGGCGGGTAGACGAGCCCTGCCGTCCCGAACCGCCAACCGACCGCGGTGAGCAGGGCGGCGAACCTGGCCGATGCCAGTTCGGCGGGGCGTTGCCATTGGGGCAGGGTCGGGGTCAGGTCCATCAGGTTGCCGAACGCTTGAACGGTGACCATGCGCGGGGCGAGCCCGGACGTCGGAGCGATCGTCTGGTCGACGATCTGCTCGATCGTGCCGGACGCCCGCGGGTGCCACACCCATTGAGGGTCGTAGAACGACACCCGTATCGGGGTGCCGACGAACGGTTTCGACCAGGACCCGGGCGGGGTGACATCCCACCGGGCCCATTCCGGGTCGTACCAGGCGAAGTCGAGTTCGGTGACGTCGACCGCGGCGGCACCGTCGCTCGACCCGCGCGAGATCGTGATGTCAGTGAACCCTGACGTGATGTCGGCCCAGTGGGTGACCGCGTTGACCCCACCGCCGTAGACGTCGGACCCGTAGGTGCCGTCACCGTAGTGGCGGGCGTCGGGGGCGTCGTTGTACCAGGCGTCGATGATGACCCACCAGCCGGTATCCCCGAACTTGCAGCCGGCGTACGGGTGCGGTGGCTGGTCGGGGCCCGGGTAGGTCGAGTACCAGGCGACAAAACGGACGTCGAGATAAGTCCAATCCTGGTCGGGGGTCGACCCGTACCCGCCGGACCCGTAGGTGCCGTCACCGTAGAGGCGGGGCCGGTGGACGACGAACAGCAGATCACCGGTGGCGACCGTCTGTCCGTCGATCGTGCCCGGGCCGGTCATCGTCCACGCCATCCCCGGCTGATAGAGGGTCGCCGGTGGGGTCGGTTGCGGCCATGTCGCCGGGACGGTCGGCAGGTAGCCGGCCGGGTCGTATCCGGGGGGGGCGGCCACCGTTCACCGCCCGTTGACCCGCGCCCACCGCGCCGGCGCGGCGGCGGCGGCCAGTGACGGCACCGAGTGCGGACCGGA